GTCCTGCTGGTCCTGCTGGTCCTGCTGGTCCTGCTGGTCCTGCTGGTCCTGCTGGTCCTGCTGGTCCTGCTGGGCAGGAGTTTGTTCAGCGCCATTCTGCGCGGCAAGCTTTTCAGCCTCACGCTGTGCGCGCTGCTCTTTGGTTAATCCGGCCATTGGGCCTCCTGAATAACAAAGGGGCCGAAGCCCCAGTGGTTAACCCATGATGATGGCGGAGTGACGTGGTGCCACAGCAGCAACACCCCATGCCAGACCGACCTCGTAACGCACCTGGCGGTACTGGCGGTACAAAGCGACCTGGAAGGTGATGCCGGATTTCGGGTCGGTCACGTTCATCACGTCGTCGGCAGTATCGCCACCTTCCGGCATCGCCGGAGTACGGCTGGCCAGCAGGAATGAGCCGCGGTCAAACGCCATGTTTGGCGCGAATTCACTAAGCACAGTGACCGCAGCCTGATCTGCAAGATCCTGACGCAAGCCGGGAGAGCTGATGGTGATGCTGGAAGAGGTAGCAGCCACAACCAGATACTGGTTGTCATCACCATCAAACTTCACCGCGGTACCGGCAGCAATACCGCCAGTGCCCGCAGAGATAGCAACAATGATGTCACCCTCTTTCTTGGCGCCGTTGACCTTATAGCCCGCAGCATTGCTCTTCGCTGTGCGCTTAATGCTGAAGGACTCATGCAGATTGAAGCCCATGATTTTGCCAATGACACCTTCCCGGAGTAGTTGGTCTGTGCCAGCTTCGTTCGTCTTGAACAATACGGATTGCTTACCGCGGATGGACGCCATGGCTTCGCCGCCGAGCACCATACGCAGATCAGTAGTTGGCGCACCATTGTCGGTCAGGATCTGACGAGCCAGCGCTGCATCGGACAGATCGTCTTTGATGCTGAAAGGAGTATCTTTCGGTGCACCAACTACGCGGGAGGAGTTCAGATACAATGCAGCCAGATCAGCATCCACTTCGTTCGCCAGTGCGCGGAATGCCTGCTGGAATTGTGCAGCCAGAATGGTGTTGTAGGTACCTGCCGGGCCAAGAGCCAGTTGCTCTTCACCGTTCCATTTGACCGGGGCCATTTTGGCTTTGGTGATGGTGACATCTACGCCATTAATATTCTGATCACCGGTATTTGGTGCTGAAGGTCCTGGAATGATGTCTTCGGTCTTGGTTGGCGGCGCAACTGGTGCGCGCACAATCTGGTCTTTAGCAGCTGCATCTGCCTTGGCGTCACGCGAAACTGCAGGGATAAAACCGGTTTGCTCGCGGGATACTACATCCAGCGCGGTATAGATGGTCGGGATCAGACCAGTAAGGGTATTACCTGCCATTTATGGCTCCTTTCGATTTAATCGACGATGCTGACGCCGTCTTTCAGCGCTGACTGTTTGCCAGCTATATCCAGGGAATCAAACGCATCGCGTTTCATGGTTTTCTGCCCGGCCTGATGCTGCGACTGGTGAGAGCCACCGCCGCTGTTGCCGGACGCTTTGAGGATGTAGTCTTTCTGCGGATGCGACTCGACCAGGGATTCCAGCGCTTCATCGAAGCCAGCCAGTTCGCCGGGCTTGGTGCGGGAGAACACCTTGTTGCCCTGCCCGTCGTAGGCCACGACCTTGCCGTCTTCGATTTTGAAGTTCTGGCCGAAGTGGGAACGCACGAACTCAGCCGGGATCGCCATCTTCTCAGAGATAAATTTCGAACCACCGAAGCGGCCACCGATCATCTCGTCATAGAGCTGGGTTTCGAGCTGTTTGGTCTTGCCGTTCGCTTCGTCCAGCTGCTGCTGGTAAACCTTGGTGATCTCGGCCTTCACCTGGTCAACGGCGCCAGCGTCGATCAGCTTCTTCTGGTCGATTTTGGTCATCATTTCCAGGGCCTCAAGCGCCTTGGTCGGGTCGGAGATGCCAGCGAATTTCGCGAGACTGGCTTCCGCCGTCTCCTTCGCCTCACGGTGGGTTTTGGCTTCACCGTTCAGGGAGGTGATTTTGGTCATCGCTGCGGCTGCATCGAACGGGAACTCTTTGCCGTCATCATGGACGTACACAGGCATACCGTTTTCAACAACCACATTTCCGTTAGCATCGAGTTTGAGTTTCATTGTTTTGCTCCAGCCTTCCGGCCATTGGTATTGGGTCATCCGACCCGGTCACCGCGTTGCATCCGCTCGGCGGCAGGCATAAAAAAAGCTGCCCGGAGGCAGCCTTGATGTTGATTAGGGTTATGTCATTCAAACGCCGAAGCATCCACGCGGCGCAGTTCGTCCAGGGTCAGGAACTCCCCGGCATCGTTGAACATCTCCGGCACGGTGATTTTGCCGTCACGCAGCATCATGGCGCGCATAACGCCCAGCACTTGCTCCTGTCGCGCATATGGCTGCCTGGCGAGCCAGTCGGCATAGCTGGTATGCGCTGGCACCTGCCCGTCCATCGAGGCGCGCGTGGCGCTGCTCAGCTCGCCAGAAGGTATCTTCAGTTCTTCCCACGATTTCGTGATAAGAGTTTCCCCAGAGCGGCAGCAGAAGTGAATTTTGCCGGGGCCGCGCAGATACGGCACCACATGCCCCAGCGGCTTGCCGTCGAGGGTGTAGAGCTTGCGGTCGCGGATGATGCACCACTGACTGGTATGCGTATCCAGCGTGGATGACCACTGCTTGGCCTTGACGATATCGCTGTTGGCCAGGGCGAACTCCTGACGCGCCGTGGCAGCCATGTGGTTCACGGCGGTGCGGGTCACCACCGCCAGGTCACGCCGGGATGCGTTGATCACCCCATCTTCACGGTTAAGTTTTGGCGTGCCGGCAACGCGCCGGACAATCTGCTCTACCGTTTCGCCCTGGAGGAAGCCGGAGCGCACAGCATTGGTGATTTTATCCAGCCGGTCGGCTTCAAGCTTCTGGCCCCACTCCTTCAGCAATCTCCCTTGGAATGGCTGCGCTGCTGCGGCGGCGTAGACCTGCTCGGGTGCAATGCTCTGCAGCGGAACGTGTTTCAGGATCTGCTGCGGGATGATGCTGCTGAACAGGTCCAGTTGATACCCGGCCTCATATTCAACGTAGCGCGTCAGTTCGCGTACCAGTGCCGCGTTAACCGGTTCGTAGGCCTGCTGATTGAGTTCACGCACACCAGCCAGCAGCGATGCCAGGCGACGGGCGCTATAGGTATTCGCCCGGTTGCCGTCCAGAAGCACCAACAGTTTCGCGGCCAGTTCGGCATCCAGTTTATTCAGCAGCGCCACCATGCGCCGAGCGACGCCAGTGCCGTAGCGCGAAACATACAGGCCATGCGCTATCGTCTCATCCTGCAGGCGGTCGTTGACGGAACGGGCCATATCACACCTCTTCTGCTGGCGGTCCGGTCAGCGAGGCCGATTCAGCCAGCAACTCATCAAGGACTTTCTCAGGGTCGGCATCAGCATCAATCAGGTTGAGCTTCTGCAGGGCTTTAATGGCATCAATACGACGGAGGTCACCACCCTGGCGCAGAGACTGAATAGCCAGCGCTGCCGGAGGGTTGAACTCATTCGACTCAACATCCAGCTCAGTACGGACATCAACGTTGCCGCCTTCTTTCTCACCGATGTACTCGGCCATGATTTGGAGGATGTTGTCGATCGCATCCTCCAGGCTGGTCGCCATGGTGTAGAGCGGGGACTGCTCCTGCATTTTCTCTTCAGAGGTCTGGTCTATTGACTTCGTCGAGGTATTATCGGTACGCAGCAGCTTCGCGCCAGCCTGGCGCATCTGCTCCACCAGTTCAGCCAGCGACTCTTTGCCAGCGCCAATGGATGAGCCAGTATGCTCAACGTACTCGAGGCCCTGTTTCTGTCGGTCGTTGAAACTTGCCGCAGAAGAAGAACCAATTACCAGCTCCTGCCCCTCCTCCAGACCGAACACGGTAAGTATCGGCACCCGGGCGACGTGCAGGATGTTGTCTTGCTCGCTCTGGCTCTGCCAGTGCTTGACGTTCAGCAGCGCCATGTTGAGTAGCGGCGGTGAACCGCACATAAAGCCGGTGCGCTTGGTGTAGAGCGTGACCAGGGTGATATCGCGGCGGGAGGTTGCCCACTCTTCGTGCTTTTGCCAGGTTGATTCACCCTGACCACCAGCGGTCTTTCGATAGATTTCGACCTTGCCCGGCGTCAGAAGGCGGATCTGTTCGACTTTTGTCTGCCCGAAGTCGTCACCGTCTTCGACCACCACCTCTTTGATGCGTAGCGACGTGAGCACGACCTTGCCGCCAGTCATCTTCGACTTCCAGCCGATCACCTGGCGGGGATTCAGCATGGTGACGTATGGGCGTGCGCCGGTCGCCTTCTCATCCGCCTTAGTCTTCACCTGTTCGGGGTCAACGCGCGGATAGTCCACCAGCGCATGGGAAAGGCCATACTGCATCGCCAGGCTAAAGAACGACTGCGCCCATACATCAAGACGGGTGCCTTCAAGATCCACGTCTTTTGCGAACTCACGCAACTGGTCCGGCACGTTTTCGCCCAACTGGATTGGCTCAGCGAATACACGCCCAACGTTCTGGTTGATCGTCTCTTCGTAGGCAGGGAGAAGCGTGGCCACTGCCAGGCGCTTTTTGTAATCCTCTTTGTCTTCCTTCGGCCAGCGTGGCAGATAAGCCTCGCCAAGCTGGCGCATATACAGCGTGCCGCCCATCAGGGCGTCGTTAATGTCCCACGCCTGCACCATGTTCCCATAGTCCAGATTGGGTGTTGAAATATCAGGCATGGAATTAAATCCGTAGGTTGGTGACTTTGCCGGTTGGTTTGCGTCGGTTTGTTTTCACGACGCCGAAATAGCGGAAGCCATCAGCGCCGTGCGATGTTTTGTCATGGAGAGGCTTATCTTTCCAGCAGCCCCGCTTGTCATCCCACTCTTTGCGGTACCCCTCAAGATGGGAAATGCCCTCGGCGCATTTCTCTTCATCGAACACGCAGCGCGGAAGAATTTCACGCACCGACTCAATGCCAGTATCTACTGATTCTTTTGGCACAACCTGGAATTTGAGGGAGTATTTTTGGCCGTCAATCTCGTAACCTTCACGCGCGATTTCACGGCGAGATTTAGCATCACTGCCGAACTCCCTGTTATCGATATCGTGCGGCCCCCAGTGCTCACCGTAGGTATAGCCTCGGTCTTTCAGAACCTTCATGTAGTGCCTCAGTCCCTCTCCAGAGTTTTCGTAGTAGTCGATGATGTGAAACTCTTCGCCAACCTCGCGAACGAACCAGATCGCCGTGGAGTCGCCTACGCCGATATCCCAGAACGTGTGTACCGGGATATGTGAGTTATCGGGGATTTTGCCGATCCGCTTGTTGGTATAGAGCCAGCGGAACTGTTTGGCGTAGTACGCGCCCTCGACCGACTGCTGGAATGCCTCAGCCGGAATGGTCGGGTATTCCCGCTTCATATCGTCGCCGAGCGTTTTCTCTTTGGCGTGATACCAGGCTTTTTGACGGTCATTTACGACAACACGGTGCTTCGCCTCCATCTCAGCGAAGTAGTCAAGCAGGCGCACCGGAAGCGATTCCACCGGGTCGATTGCGTACTGTGGATTCTTCCACCACGAGAAGAAGAAAAACTTCCAGTCGAGGTTGGACAGTTCTTTACCCTGCAGCATGGCCTTCTCAGCCTCAGTGCAGTAGTCATAGAAATACCCAGCCCGCCCCTCAGCAGTACTCTCAAGCGTAATAACGCCACCAAGCGGCACAGCTTCGAAGGCACCTGTCACAATCTCCTTTGCCTTCTCTGGGTACTTGGCGCATATCTTCCCGAACTCTGATACGTGCAGGCTGTACAGCGTTCCGCCACGGAAGGAGGTTGACACTGTTACACTGCCGCCTTTCGCGAAGACGTACTCGCTGGTCGTCTCTTTGACTAGAGGGTTGGCAAGCCTGATATCATCCGGCATCCGCTGATAGGCAAACTGCGTTTTGTTTCGGAATAGTCTTTCTGCATCCGGAAGTGAGTGAGCGATCAAGGCACATTCTTTTTTGTGGAAGATCGCCAGATCAAGCTGGATGATGCACACCTCTGTCGTGAAGCCGAGCTGGCGTGCTTTGAGTATTACGTTGCGGTCGTGCATGCCATCGAAATACTCCAACTGCTCAGGAGTCATCTTGAACGTTACACACTTACCGTTTTTATCTTTGATTTTATACAGTTGGTTGAGACGCCATAACCTGTTCTTCAGGAGCGCTTTCTGCTTTTCAGTTAACACAGCCACTCCTTACAGGTCTTCATCTCCTATCTCGTCCATGACAGATGCAACTGAGCTCACGGCAAGGCCGCCTGAGTGGTCAACCTTGTGCTTATTAGTGTATGCATCCCCGCACTCTTTGGCTGCCTGCTCCATCAGAGAGGCAGCCAGCGCCATATTCTTCATGCCCTCAGCGCGGGCCATCATCCGGTCAAGTGCACGGAGACGATATGCTTTGTTGGCGATCGGGATGTCGCTTAATTCGGTCTGGAAGCGTTTACGAGTTTCGTGAAATAGCTCAACCCATTTCTGCGCCAGCCCCCTGCCGTTTGCTTTCGTCGGGTCGTGAGATTCGACCTGCTGACGCGTGATGCTCAGGCCAAATTCTTTTTTGACCAACTCAACCACTTGGGATGGAGTATCGAAGCAGGCTAGGGACTGAACGATGAAGGCTTTGACCTCACCTTTCAGTGTCGCCATAAATTACCTGCCTGTCATAATCAGTCATATTGTTAGGCCAGCTTTAACATGCATGTGCCGCATGACCTGGCTATATCGATGTGAGCCACTTCTGCTGGCGCATTGGCAGCATCAACGAGCTCCTGTACTTCTTTGCTGGCACCGTATCGACGTACGACACCAGTGAATTCTTCGACGTCGTGGCCGCGTAGCGTTAGCACTGGCTGCCCTGTCTCTTTGTTGAACTTAGGCGCGCCGAAATCATCGGTGGCCTGGGCGATGTGGTAAAGCTCATGCTCTACCAGCGCGCAGAATTCGAGGTCACTGCATTGCGAGCAGTAGTCGGCTGCCAGTGTGATGATGAACTTCGGGATGCGACCGAACCATTCATACATCTGCTGCTCCATCCGGGCCTTCTGCCATCCACCGGCACGAAGCAATATCTGTTCGGCCTGACCGAGAACGTAGCGCCCTTTCTTAGCGAATGAACCTGACGCCCACATGAAACAGAGATCCGCATCAATCAGGTGCGCATGCTCTGGGTTGTAGATGCTCCCTGCATCGCTGAGGATTTGACGGCTTATCCACTCAAGCACTTCATTGGCGGGGATCAGCCTGGTATATGGCTGCCAGTTGTCGGAATCGATGAAGTTACCTGGCGGATATGGCCTGCAAACTTCATCGTTAACCATGAGGCACTCCTTTATAACAGCATTTAAAAAGCCACCCGTAGGTGGCTGCGAATGATTTATTAATTCTCAAAAGAATCTTTATGGAAAAAACCAATAAACCAGATTATAAAGTGACGCAATGAATGAAAGGAAGCTGATGAATGCAAAGAAGATTGCAATTATTCCCGGTTTGCCCATCATATAGCTGACTACATCTTCTGAGTAAGGTCTTCCCCTTTCTTTCGCCGCTTTGATCTCAGCTCTTGCCTTTGAAAGCTTTCTCTCCGCCGTAATATGGCACAAGTATCCGAACACCAGAGCAATAATTAAAAAAACGATGAAGCCTGTTATAGTATTCATTAAACTAACCCTAAGTTTATGAGGTAACGTATTTTTTTCTTACCACACTATAAGTGATCATAGTGTCTTAGCATAACAAGCTCTGTTTAACCCTACCTTTTTCGGTAGGTGCTAGGGTCACTTCATACGATTCACAAGATCCACCTCCAACGTGTCACGCCGTCTCGATGGCCTCCCAGTCCGGTTTTGCCATGGTTATATTCCTTTTGTCATAGCCATTAAAAAAACCACCCTAAGGTGGCCTTTGCAATGGCAATAAAAGGGCCGCCTAAGCGACCTCTTCTTTGAAAGATATGATTATAAAAGTTTAATTTTCACGTCATAACCTTCCAGACCTGTCATCGCTTCGCGAGCAACAAACTGAATTTCAGAGACTTCTTTTCCTGTTTTTTTTCTTAATTCTGAAATTTTTTTTGCGATCAAAGAAGAAATTTCTTCTTCGGTCTTTTGTGTCAGAGCATCAACTTTCATTTGGGCCTCTTCTGGTTTACTCATATTCTCATTCTCCAGCAAGGTGATAGTTGTTGAATCACTATCTTCTACTATAAATGTCTATAAATTATAGACTAATGATATTGTCGCTGCATACATCTACCCAACCCTTGCTTTCCTGGCTGGAGGGAAACCCTGATGCATTGGTCTGTGACAAAAAAAGCCCCTGCATCACTGCAAGGGCTTTGGGTATATGATGCCGGGTGCCTCCCGGAGAGTCGTTGGGATAACCACCCGTGACTCGCTGCTTCAGTCGTTCATGATGAGCGCCAGTGTAGAAGAGCCATCCGGTTAATTAGCCCCTCCGCTTAGGGGGATTCACCATAATTCGTTTACAGCATGCATATAAAAAAGCGATCAGTTATCGACATGCCAGTAAGGATTCCCGGGCGTTATTGTCGCTGTGTTCACAGATACTTTTTCACTGCGTTTGAAACTTCTTCCTGAGTTAGCTCTCGATCAGAAGCAACACAAATCTCGAGATGATCCCCCGTCAGTGAATGAATCCCGGTAAGCATTATTTTTAGGGAGACTTCATCACCGTTTGGGTAGCATCGAACAATTGATGTTACAGGCTTAAGTACATTTGCGACCTCTACCTGCTGCGAGTTGAAGAAAACCAATACTTTTTTCATAAATTTGCCTTAGTCCCCTCTTGCGTCTGTTTTAAGGCAGATGTCGCTTCGTCTTCAGATAACCGCAAATGTCTAAGAAAGGCCACGCTACTGCGTGGCCTTTGTAAGTATTGCATTCCATTCAGTCCACCATGCTCCGGAGCCACCGGACAAAGCCATGACTAAAGGGCTTCCAATACACCTGTCAGATTGACAATCCATACAGGATGGGTTGAGTCTACATGTTAAATAAAAATCGACACCTTCTAAAAAGGTATAGTTATGTTTGTGTCGTTTTATAGAATATATGAACGCACTCGAACTGGAATCAAAGTGTAATCCACTACTTTCATACGAAAGGTATAGATATTGTTAGCAAGCTAAATTTGGAGTTGCTACTGTGAGCTGCGCGACGCCTCTATCTTCCTGATGCTGGCCTTATCAATGTTGCACTGCCCTAGCGCTGATAACAGGCTTACATTCAAATCCAGACTAGCCCCATAGGTCAGCGGATCGTGAATCGCAGGTTGCGGCGTCTCAGCTATCAGGTTTGCCGGCAGCGGTACCATCGGAACCGGTACGTACACTGTCCGCGTACTTCCGCAGCCGGTCAGCAGCTGCAGCAGGCACAGGCCGACGAGCGCAATCATCATTCGTAACAGCCACTTTGATATCTGCCTGGACTCTCTGTGACTCCAGTGCGATCTGCTGTTTTGCATTCTGATTTGCCTCGGAGATGGTGTTAATAATGCTCACCGCCTGAATGACATTGGCGGTAATGGCGTTTGCAGACTCGGCTTGCTGCTCAGCTCTATCTGCCCGTATTTTTTCACGGCTGGCCTTGTCGCTGTGATACCAGGCCGACCAGCACACTCCGCCGAACAGGCACAGGATGAACACGACGATCGCAATGAGGTAATGGGATTTCATCAGAACACTCCCGGCGCTGATGCTGGCATCCCTGGGTTAAGCGGCCCGGCACCGCCGTTGAACAGTTGCGGCTTTTGCTGCCATTCACAGACTTCGCGCTCGATCTCGCGCCGGGTGATGAGACCTTTCCACTGCTGGCCACCAGCATACGTCCAGCGCTGCAGCTCTTTGCACGCGCCCGGAACATCGCCAGCATTCAGTTTTTTCAGCAGCGTGGAGCGACTAAACGCGCCAGCGCCCACGTTATAGGTGAACGAGTAAAGCGCCGCCCGTGCAGTCTCAGGGATGCGGACCTTAATCAGCGGATCGATGGCTGCCGCCACCTTGCGCAGGTCGGACTGCAGCAGAGCATCGCACTCTTTGTCGGTGTAACGGTGACCGCGGCGAACGTCGGCACCGGTATGTCCATCACATACAGTCCAGACGTCAACAACATCCTGATATGCGTAATAGCGCCGCCCTTCCAGCCCGTCAGCATTACCCAGCATGACTGCGGCAATGGTTATCGCGCCCGATCCGCCCAGGATGGCCTTCACGAGCTTACTTTTCAGCGTCCGGTTCATTCTGGCTCCTGTCGCGGCGATTATCTTCGCGGATTTTGAAGTACAAATTTGTCAGGTACGTAAGAACAGCGACAACTATGCCCACCAGCACGCCGATGGCGTTCCACTGCTCAGGGCTGTATGCGTTAAGAATGCCGTTCAACACGCTCCCCGCAGAGGCGCCGTAAGCCGCGCCAGTGGTTAATTTATCCATGCGTAACATCTCTCACCTCCGATGGGTCCGGGGTGCTGTGCGGTGTAAAAGGGTCAGGCTCTCCGGATGAATTAACGGCAGACCTTGATTGAGGTTTCCGGGAGCCTGAAATAGAAAAAGGCCGCCAATCGGCAGCCTTGAGAATAGATATTTCTTGATGAGATGTAATTGTGGTACCGGGTGCCTCCCGGTGACTCGTTACCAGTTATGCGAGTCGCAAGCATATTTATAGATAACATTAACTGGTTTGCCCCGCCGCATAGGGGGATTCACCAGTATTAAATCTAGACAAGTTTGAAGAAAAGCACTAATCCGATCTTCTAAAAATCAGGTGGGGATAGCGGGCCCTGTAATACTTTAGCCTCGCCGTCATGGCAAATGTCATCGCCTTGTGTGAGATGCCATACACCCGTTATGGTTCGACCCGTTTCGAGGTCTTCAGTTTCGTCGTTGGTGAAGTACGCAACCTGAACCCTGCCGTTGTGCTGTATCCAGTAGAAACCTTCTTCCATACTTACCGCCCCCTGAAAGTTCTGATAGAACTAATCCAGCCGACATTATATGACTTATTAGATACAGGCAAAGAAGATGTGGATTAAGTGTGGTGCCGGGTGCCTCCCGGTGACTCTATGCTAGACCACAGAACCGCGTCATTCACCTGCCCTGACTAGTCGCCCCACCGCATAGGGGGATTCACCACTGAGACAGTCTAATAGCTTACTCTTAATAAGACTAATCTTATCTGTTTATAGTCAGGCTCGCCGGATGAATTAACGACAAAACGAGTGATGGGGGTATCCGGGAGCCTGAAAAAAAGCCCGCCGAAGCGAGCCCTGTAATGTGAGTGGATACTATTCCTGAGCGGAACTGGTGTCCTTCTGACGTATCTCAACGATTCTTGACTGTTCATCCACGATGATAAGTACTGTCTCATCCCCTACAAAAGCCATCAAATTATCTTCTTTAGAGATGATCCGACAGGGCATCCCCAGCAGCTCTTTAACTGATATTGGCGCTTTCCACGGCCACGGAACTGGACGAGTATCTGTTGTCATTGGCTCTCCGTTTATCATGAGAAAATGGCATGACTACCATTTGAGCCTAATAGACTTTTTGGATAACGGAGCCCCTAAAACGACAAAACCCGCTCGGTGGCGGGTTTCTTAACGGTGAACACACAATGTCCATCGTTGGAACGAAATTAACACAGATTCGGGAAAAGTAAATAGCTCACAGTTGAAACGTAAGCTATTTTCGTGAGCGTTATCGTGTTATCTGCTTGAGCTGCGCTTCCGCCCAGGCTTCTTCGATATCAAACTTCGTGATCAGCTGGTCGTAAAACGGCTTAACCGACTTCTTCCATGTATCCAAGCTGATCGCATCAGTGATTTGGCAAACAGCTGTATGGGCCTCAGTCGAAGGAATCCGCTCATACCCGCGCCCGCTGCATCGCTTACATATGCTGAATACCGGCACACCCTGTTTCTTCGTTTCCTTCTGGTTTAGGGCTTTGCCGCGTCCCCGGCAGTCACTACAGGCTGCGCTGACCCGCCCTGCGCCGTTGCACTTTTTGCAGAGCACTTTTACGGTCTCTTTGACTTTCACCATTCCGGCCACGGTCATCTTGCGTTCTGGCTTACGGTATTTGTTGGTGAACACGTCAGCCTCGATAAACCCCTGTCCCGCGCAGCAATCGCACTGTTTAACGCTGGCTGCGCTGCGCGAATAGTCCTCAAACGCGAACGTGGCCAGTTGATGCATTATCAGCGGCTTAACTACTTCGCCCAGCTTGCGCAGCGCGGCAACCTTATCGCATTTGGTCAGCGCGTATTCGGCCAGCAGCGCGATCGCCCTCTCCCGGTCGTTATGGCTGATCCCCATCTTCCCGAGGAAAGCGCTATACCCCATGGCGGCACGTTCCTGCGTCATGCCCATGGCTGCCATGATATCCGTACCGGTCAGGGAATCTGATGCGGTGGCGCGCGGGGAGTCGCTAATCATCGTGGACTTTGCGAAGTGGTATTTCACGGTGTTTTCGAGGTTCATGCTGCAGCTCCTGCCATCAGATAAATGCGGATAAAGTTACGAAGGATGCGATAGTCCACCAACACCTTTCCCGGGCGGCGATAAATGCGGAGGCGCAGCCAGCGCATGCGAAGCGATTCGATCAGTTCTGGTTTCATGCTGCTACCTGTTTTTTCAGCGTGCGTAAGTCTGCGAGGGCGGTGAGCCTAATTTCTTCAAGCTCTTCAACCGTCCAGCGATGCGGGGTGTTGCTGCTCTCCAGTGCCAGAACCAGCTCTTCTCCGTAGCGTTCCACAAGAGCGGCGCGATAGGCTTCAATGCTCCCAGATTTGTAGACGTTGCAAACGTCACACTGAAGATGGATGTTGATACGAGTAAAACGTAAGTGCCCGGCTGCAGCAGTTGTCCGGTAATGGCCTGCATGCCAGGCAAATGCTGTTTTAGTTCCGCATGATATGCACCCCTTACCTTCTGCCAGTTCGGTTTCCCTGCAAATGTCGTTAACGGCGCGCTGCGTCAGATCCACCCAGTGCTTAAGGGGCTTTACCGCGGCTTTCCTCTTGCGCCAGGCAGCGTTTTCTTTTTTCTCGATGGCGCGCTGTTGGGCCAACTCTTTACGTTGAGACGACTCACGGGCTTTTTTGGTCTGTTCTTTTCCGACGGCAGTAGCGCATTCATAGCTGCATACCACCTGGCCGTCGCGAGCCGGGTGGAACCACTCGCGGCAGATCTGGTTTACGCACTTACGGCGGGGTTTCTTAGCCATGATCACCCCCAGACCTTTTGGCGGAAGGTCCGCGGCGTGCGTTCTTGACGCCGGACTTCCGGTAGCCGCACGCTAACGGTCCAGGTGACGTAATCGGGGTTCAGGCTGCGCTCGACCTTCACGCCGCGCGCACGGTATGTTGCCATTAGCTCTTCGGCCTGCGCCGTTGTGCATTCGGTATGTTGGAACCATGAGGATTTCATCGCCGTTACCCCGCAAAGCTCATCAGCTGCGCGGCGGCGTTATCAGCCTCGCTACGGCTCTTGAATGATTTGGACAGGATCCAGCGCCACAAAACATCGAGTGCAGCCCGGTAGAGCTGCTGAAACTCGATATCGTCCATGTTGGCGAAGGCTATGCTGCGTGGATGCTTGCGAAGGGTGCCATCAGGCAGCTGGATAGCGTCATAATGCCCGGATTCGATGGTTACCCAGGCGCGATACGCGTCGAAGGACTTACAGGCGCTGATGCTGCCAGTGCGCTTGTCGGCGATGCGTTCAAGATACTGTTCAGCAGCATCCAGCAGCGCGCCTTCGTTCCCGCCGTATGAAGCGAGGTATCTCGCATAGCCGGTCACCAGCTTGCGTTCGTTGGATGAGATGGCCCCGCCGGTTGGCTCCCAGTATTCGAAGCCGAGATTCAACAGGGCGAAGAAGCGGCGGTGGAAAGCTGGGTTACGGACCTGTTTAAAGTCGGCCACCAGCACCGCGCCGAGCTTGATTTTTGATTGCAGTAATTCGCTGGTCTCCGGCGTGGCGGGGATCAGAATTCCTGAGGATTGCTTGATGAGTTGTAACTGCGCCATGGTGTTCTCCGTGGCGCATCAGGTCAACGGGTGTTCAGTCCGTTGATATCATAATATCAGAGGGTTGATTGACGTGGTAGCCGAGGCGGCGAAGAAAACGGGTTCCGGACGAAAGATTAAAAACCCCTTCATCCGCCAGCAGCGGGCGGCACGACACCATTCCATTCCTGGTGTATACAAGACATCGGCCCTCAAACGGCATGGAGCCAATAAGCTTGCCGTCTGAACGTCTTATAATGTCGTACCAGTCATCCTGCTCCTGCTTTTCTTTCACATCAACCTCCTCACTTTGCTATCCACAAATACACTCTCCCGGCGGGGAGAACTCCACTCCATAGAGCCAAAATAACAAATGGCGCAAATTTCCTAATAGGTTCGCCGGAAGAAAAATTCATTTTTTCTGTAGCACTTAAACCATACAACAAAATACTGTATGCATAAACAGTAATTATCCATTTAGCTTAAGTGTGCACATGAAATGCATGTCTGCACAAGCTAATTTATCTATATGATTTTAATGATTTTTACTGCCTCTTTCGCGCAAAAATGATCGTTATTTTTAACAGTCACCGTAGGAAATACTGGGAATAATATCTGATTAAAAACTGTTCGAGCCGTGCGTGCAGAGGGCCGCTCTGTGATTGAGGGTATATTGCCGAGGTGACACATCTTGTCAGGTTGGGAATTTGTTGCCGCGCTGTGACTATTATCTAATCGATTTCATAGATCAATATCATTGCATCGATCAGTAAAGCGATCGGGTTCGAGAACGCCGCGTTTACGCGGCGTTACGCCTATTAAGCGAACAGACTATTTCCTAGAGCCTAACCCCAAAATATGTGGCATCAAGATGACTTGGTTATGAGTTGCGAGCATTTATAAAGAACTTCATCTTTGCCTTGGCTAAACAAATCATTATTGATAAGAAGCGAAACTGTCTGTTTATTCGTCTTTTTTTGCTGCTCTGTCACAGGGTACTCAATGATATAGGTGTAAGTGACCAATTTGACACCCTTGGCCGAGGCATCAAACTTCTGAATTGGAGGTATGATGATATTGGTCACCTGCAACCCGCCTGCGGTTCGGTTATGAACCATTGAAAGTCCCTGCCCCTGTGCGACAGGGATGTTATCCTTTACCACGAAGTACTTGATGGTGCTTTCATCACCTCCATTATCAATTATTGTTACTGTATATCCACCATCGCAACTCGCTACAGCCTTCGTAACAACATCAACTCCAAAAGCTGCGTTGAAATGACACCCAAGCAAAATGCCTACAGCTATTAATTTTCTCTTCATCCCATGTCTCTTTTTTGTTTATAAACGAAAGAATTTATCATCGAAAGCATTTGTTGTTGACCCGCTAATTTAAGCGACAGGGCAAAACGAATTCTTTTATGCCGCGGCTAAACGGCATTTAATGTATGAATTAGGCTGCTTATTCGCTCCCTGCGCACAACTCCGGCAGGTTTGCTCTCATCATCGCCTCACTTAACGACGGGCATAATGCCCACTAAAAAAGGGGGATTGAAAGAAGCAGTTACTTTTGTAAAAGTAAAAGTCGCGCCCAAGGAAGGCCAACAAAACGGTAGCTTAAGCACCACATGGAACTAAATAAAAACTATAAAAACATGAAGTAGACGGTTTATTGTTGTTTTATTCCCTTTAAAAGAGGTTTCTATGGCTACCTGCACAAAATGTAACAGAACTATTACCAATAACCATTGCCCTGACTGTGAAGAGAAAGAGCGAGCCAAGATTAGGTTTGATTTTACTCCCAACCCGACGACATACAGACACCCATCACCTCCGAGCAATCCGTATCAAGACAACCATCGGGGTGGGACTGTATATGTGGGGAAGAAGCCGCCAGCCACGACTGGTGAAATTATTTTCAATGTAATTGCAGCCATTGTAATTATTAGTATTTGCCTGTTTGTTGCTTATCAAGTGATGATTTCGGCTTAAAATACACATCGCCTCACTTATAACGCCGGGAGTTATTCCGGCGTTTTCGAACTGACATTGGATCACGCCAGCTCCTGTTGCGTTAAAACCTATCCCAATAAGTTCTCTTGTTAATATGTTCTTTAAGCAGCCCTCTCCCGCTGTTCGCACATCTCCGGCAGGTTTGCACGTACCAGCGCCTCAGCGAATGGCGGAGGTACGGCATTGCCGCAGCGGGCAACCTGCTTATCCTTCGCGTACTTCACGCCTCGGAAGTCCTGGTCGATGATATACCACTCTGGGAAACCTTGGGCGCGATACAGCTCTGTGGGCTGCAGCATGCGCATGCCGATATCAACGATGCGGTAAACAACGCCGTCAACTGTCACCAGACCGTCAGCATCTGCCCCGCAATACTCATGCAGGAACGCCAGCGCCTGCGCAGCGCGCTGCTGATCATATCCCTCAGTCGCTAATGTGGTTTCGACGTTACCAACGTGCAGACCGCCAGCAGTAAGACCAGGCGCTGGCGCGTCAACCACCCTCCCGTCCCGGCAGGTTCCGCGCAGCATCACCAGGTGCGATGTGACCAGGCCATGATGATCGGTGGTGGTGACCGTGTGGGCTGGCTCATCCAGCGCTACGCCAGCGCCCTGGTAGTTCCCGCCAAAGTGCTTAACCAGATTCGCCGCCACCAGCCCGAACTTGCCGCCTCCAGCGACGACCGTTCCCAGCGGTTTATGCAGGCCGGGCACGCGCGGTTCCTGCCCCGGGCGTTCGCCGTAACCCATCTGAATCAGGGTCGTCGATACCAGCTGCGATTTACCGCCGCCGCCTGCGGTGATCGTGGCGCTAGGTTCGTCAGCGCGGTGCCCGATGCTGGCACCGAACTGCCGGGCTATCAGCGGGGCCAGTTCCGCCTCAACGATACCCAGAGCATGCCCATTTCCGCCAGGGCGCGCTGACGTGCCAGCTGTCACCGTTGGCACCGGTTCGGTAACCGGCTGCCCGGTCGCTCCGGTGCGGAACTTTGTAAGGTGCGGTACCGCGATCGCATAGCCGTGCGTTTTGGTGATGGTTTGCAGCGGCTCTGCCAGCGCCTGCCCGCGGAAGCAGTCGTATTTCCCTTTCGTCGTGGTGTGATTGCACTTCACGATAAACGGCGAGGCGCTATCAATCACGAAGCGCTGGATGCCGCGCGCGATGCGCTTAAGCGTGTTCTCTGCCAGCGGCTTTTTGCGGTCGAAGATGGACTGTGCCGGGATAGACCAGTCGATACATTCCGCAGCGGTACGCCATGGCGCCAGCTTGCCGCCCTGCACTGCTGGCGTTTTCGGATCCCCGTGGGTCGGCGCTGGCCAAGTTACCGGCACGCCGTCGCAGCGCATCACCATGAAGAACCGCTTACGGATGGTCGGCGCACCAAAGTCGCAGGCGCGCAGCTCACGGTGATCGACGGCATAACCCAGCCCGATCACCAACTGCTGCGCCAGCTCGCCGTCGGTGGCAATGCCCAGAAACTCGCAGCACTCCGCCAGCGCCGGATGCCCGGCAGGTATCCCGCTGGACAACATGCCGCAGAATGCCTCGAAGGTTTCCCCGGCGCGGTCCGGGTCCGGGCGCTGCCCGCCATCAGCAGACACGACGAGCGGCCCCCACGTTTTGAACTCTTCCACGTTCTCCAGCATCATTACGCGCGGACGGACCGCCAGCGCCCAGCGAATGACGATCCACGCCAGGCCGCGGATTTCTTTCTCCACTGGCTTCGAGCCTTTGGCTTTCGAGAAGTGGCGGCAATCCGGAGAGAACCACGCCAGACCCACCGGGCGACCAGCGGTCGCCACCAGGGGATTTACATCAAACACGCTTTCGCAGTAGTGCAGCGTATTAGGGTGGTTCGTGGTGTGCATCGCCACAGCGTTCTCGTCGTGGTTGATTGCAATGTCAACGCTCCGGCCGATCGCCAGCTCGATACCCGTACTCGCCCCGCCGCCGCCGGCAAAGTTATCAACGATGATTTCTCTCACGCGTATTCTCCCATTGCGCAGGCCAGCGACCGGGCCGCGGTAACGATGGCCGTTACCGGCATTTTCTCCAGCCACATGCGGTTGATGTGATGCTTCAGGCTGCGCTGGTGATGCGCCGTGAGATCCCCGGCGTTTTCAAGCTGGTCGTAGACCATCTCAACTTCGGCTGGCCATACGGTTTCAGTCACGTTAACCTGCAGCAGGCTTTCAAGCTCGCTCAGACGCTTACAGGCGTATTGCAGTAACGGGTCCACTATTTCGCCCCCCTGAAACCAGATGGAATGGTCTTATCAGGCTGGGAAATGTGGTTCACATCCCTACCAGGCATGCGGCTGCTCAGGCCGAATTTTGGCTTAAACAGTCCCTGGTATCCGTTGGCGATACTGGCGTTGATTACGGCTACGGGATCGTAACCTTCGTCTAGACACTCTTTCAGCAGGCTGAACGCCTTGGTGACAGTCAGCTCGGTTTTAATGGCTTTGCCAGACTGCTGGCGATAGGCGACCCACTCACTCCATGACGACGCATCCAGCCATTCAGGAACTAGGATACTCAACGGGTCAAACTTCACCTTCCCCCTTGGGGGATTAGAGGGGGTTAGATCTGTATTTATATTTGTCTTTGGAAGAATGTCTTTGGTGTTCCCTGTTTTCAGGGATCCCTTTCCCTGTTTTTGGGGATGGTTATCCCCGTTTTCAGGGATGGTTGATGTGGTAGAATTGCTATCCCTGAATTCAGGGATGGTGATAAGCAATGTGACAACTTCAGCAGCAGGGAAAGCCGCTGGACACTTCGTGCAATTCGGCTTGGCGTAAGCCCATTTATCCAGGTTGGTGTTGATCCCTATGTATCTGGTTTGCCCAATCCGGCGCAGGATGATGATGTTCCGGTAAGCCAGGTTTAGAACGGCTTCAGAAACATGCTTCACCTTCAGCGTCGTTTTGTCTGCGATCAAGCTGTTGGCGATCCGGTCTGATTTTTTCGACCAACCATAAGTCAGCCGAACGATGGCATTCAGCACCCGGAATTCGCGCCCGGATAGCTCAACGATACACAGGGCATCCTGAATCTGGTTGGCTAAACGCAAATAGCCGTTCTCCAGTTCAGCCATGCGGCTCTCCTGTTTTCCCTGCTGCGCGGGGAATTTGTATATTTCAGCGGTATTTGACATACTTAACTCCGCAATTACACTCAGTTTTTGCATCAGAAAGTCGTTGGTGTTCGCGCACCGCGGCTTTCGCCTTTTTTAGAAACTGTCATCACATCACTCCAGGAACCATCGCGGCCAGGCTCGCCAGAACCGGGCCGAGGGAATCAGTCGGCAGAAAGCGCAGTAAAGCTTCTGCGGCTTCCCGGACCTCTTTCTCCAGTCGCTGGATTGGCTGCCCAAGCAGCTTTGCCTGATGCGCCTCTCCGCATTCTTTAATGGCATCTGCGATCAGTTCTTCATTCGTTTTGCCCGTCACCAGGCCGAACTCGCGCGCTACTGCTTCGTTATCGCGAGCCATCACCGCCACGATCGCCGGAGTCAGCATCTCCAGGTACTTGTCATACTTCGGCCCGGAGTTATTAATCATCCGGAAGAAATTAACTTTGGTGCCGTGCACCGAACCGGCCAGCAACAGACCACGACCACCACTGGCAAACCACTCTTTCGCAACCAGCTGCGAGATGTAGTTTTGCGCATCGCCGGGCGTTGCTCTGTTCCAGGCTTTTACAGCCTCCCGGATGTTCGAGAGTTTGCACGATTGGCGTGGAAGCTCTTGATATTTCGATGTCACCCGCCCAAGAGCTGGGCTGCTATCATGGTTAAAAATTCGTGTTTGCATTGTCAGCGCTCCTACTTAGGTAAACCATCAGTGGGGTTCGGGTAGAGATCAGGGCGCAGTTCGTGGGGAGTGACGCCAGTGACTGCATAAATTTGCAGAACGCGATCTGCAGGAACGACACCTCGATAGCGATTCCGCCAATGGCTGACAGTCATGGCGCTTACGGTTAGTAATTCGGCTAAGCGGGTGGCGGTTCCTGCTTTGGTAATGGCTTTATCAATAGCTTTCATAATTAGCTCCAGTGGCAACGACTCAATTAAACAAAATGTTTATTGATAAGTCAACATTTTGAATATTGAGCTAATAAACTTTTGGTTTAGAATTTGTCCATGAAAGAAAAAACTCATCAGATTAACCATCCACAAGTTCAAAGACTTAATGAGATCCTTGAGCTTAAGAATTTGACCAAGTCAGACATGGCCCGCATTTGTGGCGTCAGTGCTCAGTCGGTCAATAACTGGTTCGTTCGTGGGACAATTGGGAAAAGTTCAGCCATAAAGCTGGCGGATGCGCTTGGGGTTAGCCTTGAGTGGATTCTTGGCCAGGAAGTTGGCGAAAAAGACGGACTCAAGCCGGACGAACAGCGCCTCCTTGAGCTCTACCGCCAGCTGCCGGAAGAAGAGCAACAGAACATGCTCCGCATTTTTGCGCTTCGCCTGAAGGAGCTGGATGAACTGTATGAGAAGTACATGAAGGGGCGGATTCGGTCGCAGGGGGATTGATAACCGGCGAACTTACAATTGGCTCCTACATTCGAGAAGCGTTAGGGATCTCCATCCGGCATCAAGCATTGTGTCGGGGTAAAAAGTAAATTTACTGTATATGCGATCAGGTGAGTGCCATAATGGATGCAGGCAGCAATTCGGAAACTAATGATATGAAGTTCAGGATAGTATACGACGGCCCAGCACTGGAGACGCACGAAATGAACGTGCGTGACCTTGCTCCTGCACTCTTATCCCTGTCAGATGCATTAGAGGAAGCCGGAAAAACAGTTTATGGAAACAATACCGTTGTTTCAGTAAAGGTTAATGCATCATTCAAAGCTGGCTCATTTGGAATAGATCTGATTGCCTCATCGACATCTTGGTTCAAACAGGCAGTTGATTTCTTTTCTGGCGATTCAGTAACAGCAGCCGCTAATCTTATTGCTTTAATTGGTTTTTGCCCTGGTCCTAGAGAAAAAATTTGCAAGGGTCTAATCCAATTAGTTAAATGGATTGGACCAAGAGAAATTAAAAAGTTACACAATCTGCCTGATAGTAACATTGAAGTCTTTGTTGATGACGAAAGTGAAATTTTCGATAGCAAAGTAATCGAACTGTATAGAAACATTAAACTTCGTTCTTCATTGCAAGAAGTTATATGCAAGCCATTAGAGCAAGAAGGCATCGACATTTTTGCTTCCACTGTCGATGACGGACTGACGTTCATGACGATCGACAAACAAGAGGCGCATTATTTCAAAGTTGAGCTACCTGCAGAGTCAATAATCTCTGAGTCCACGGTAGAAAAAGCCCTTCAGATTAAAAACATTTCTTTTAATGAAGGTAGCCGATGGAGATTTTCTGATGGAGCCAGTAGCTTTTTGGCTGAGATTAAAGACCAGAAGTTTATCAGTGATATTGATAACAACACCTTAAACTTTTCTAAAGGTGATATGTTGCTTGTTGACCTAAAGGTAACCCAATACATGATTGGTGATACCATAAAAACCGCATTCGAAATTGAGCATGTAAAAAAACAGCTAAATCCACAAAGACAAATAGATCTCCCATTCGAATAAATTTACCCGGCCACCACGCCGGGTTTTTTATGCCCTCACCCTTCAGCCCCCCCTAGCCCACCCCGAACTCCGCGATCTCGACCTTGTCGTCGGGATTTTTTTGCCTGCAACTCACAGTTTCTCTATCTAGCTATCCGGGATTAAACTTTTTGTTTATATGCATTTACTCATTTAGTTGACACTGGTTTAAACTTTGTGTTTAATCTATATCACCAAGACGCACCACGAACCACCCAGGCATGGAGCCCACGAAGTAGCCGCCGACGGCATACGAATAGTCGGATGAGGTGGAGTGATTAACGCGCATCAGGTTAAAGAAATGTTCCGCCAGCCTGGCGACAAGGGCAAATGAAGGTGACCATGATTGACTACGCACGTAAACCAGTACGGCATCAGGCCGTAAAACTGAACTGGGTTGAGGTGATTGTTCGCCGTATCTGTTATCTGCTGGCGCAGAAGGGGAACCCAGATGTGTAACTCAACGAAATGCGCATACTGCAGCAACTCAATCGAGCAAGGGAAAGAAGTTAAAAACGTATTGATCTTCATCCGCGGTGCCCAGCTGGCGCGCGAACAACGTAATTACTGTTCTACGCGTTGCGCTTCGTACGACCAGATGGCCCACGAAGCCTAACGTAAAACCCGCGCAAGGCGGGGTCTACGTCCGGTGCCACCGACCAAAGTACACCGGAAAACTACTCAAAACCAAAAACACACCCAATGGGCGCTATCTCTGGCCCGGGGATCTTACATCCAAAAATGAGGATCTGACATGGAATTTTTCTACCTGGTTAAGGCCACTCAGAAGTCAGGGAAGCCTGACGCTGTAGTGTGGCTCTCCGCCAATACCCAATCACGAGCTGCGTTGCAGCTGGATGTCGCGCTGGAAGATGCTGGCATTGAAACTGGCCGCGGTAAAGACTACGCCAAGCCTGTCCGCACCGATTTCCCGGTGTTCAATGACCTTCCCGAAGAAAGCACCATCGATTACACCTGGTGCGAGCGCTACACCCTGGCCGACGACCAGCGCACCTGGAACGTGATCCCGGGTGCCGCATCGCAGAGCGAAACCACCATTGTCACGGACAGCGCCACCAGCGATGAGAATCAGCCAGTCGCGGCGGTAACCGCCACTGATACCGCAGATGTGGGCAGCACCTCCCAGCTTGAAAATCGCACCCCGGCTGTCCGCTTCGCCGTTCATCTGTTGGGTGACAAATACCTTTCAGAAATCAGCCAAGAGCAGCACATCGTTGCCAACGAACTGGCGACCGATGAGGGAAATGTTTACTTCCAGCGTCTCCTTAAGGCCAAAAATGACGTTGCTGATATTAGCGATCTCAGCCTGCATGCTGAGTGGAAGCTGGTGCAGGCCGTCAAAGAAGTTTTCCCGCAGGACAAAGAACACGACCCTGCACTGCTGGCCGCCTTCATGTCGAGCTGGATTAAGGCAGAGGCTGGTGATCGCAATCAGCTGGTTGAAGACTGGAAGAGTGGAACACTCCCGGCCAAGGATGAGCCTGATTACTGGTATGAGAACGGCCTGCGGGTCCATAAAACCGGTGATGAGTTTACTCGTTATCCAATATGCAAACTGCCGTTCCGTCAGCAACTGCTGGCTCAACTGACGGTGGATGAACTGCGCCATCATGTCACCCGCGGTGAACATGCGGAACTGCATGCGCTGGAGAGTGATACCGACAATAGCTATGTCCAGACGCTTCTGCTTGCTGCTGAAAGCTGCCCAGAGTTGAAGGGTTTCGACACCAAGGCTCTGTGGAGCTATACCGACGCGATCCGAAAAGTATTCAGCATGGATAAACGCCATGAACTGGCTCTGGTCCTCCGCTTCACCAGGATCTGGGTGTCTACTGAGGCCAGTGACCACGAAATCCTGACCAGTGAATGGGCTGCCGGCAGCCGCATTGATGGTGTTGGTGTCCCACAAGACCAGAACTCCGAAGAGCCACAACCTGCCGAACCCTATAAGCGCGCGGTGCCGCAGAACATGGCGAACCTGAGCATCGAGATCGCAATTGCACAGCTGTACCCGGATGCCGTACCCGGGAAAATCAACCGTGCTCAGCTCATGGCGGCTAAAGAGCTGGCTGACAAAAAAGATGAGGCCCACTCCAGAGCGCTTAAGGTGCTCGGCAAAACCTCTGACATTACCGATTACAACGCTGACAGTATTTTTGGTATTGCCCGTGCGATCCCCTGGAGTGATGAGTTAACCACGGTCGAACTACGTAAGCAGGTTCGTGAATGGTTCACCGCGAACGGAATCTATGAAAATGGCGAGCGTTCGAAGGGCTATCCAGAGTGGGATGAAGATCCTCGCGCAAGCCGACAGACGAAAGTGGATGAGCCAACCCGCCAGGAAGTAGATGACGAATTGGCTGCAGCCCGCGGGGAATTCGTTGAAGGCATCAGCGACCCAGCAGATCCGAAATGGGTTAAAGAAGACCTGGCCGCCACCAGCCAGCCACAGGTCGCTAACCTCGGCGGCGGCATGTTCTCTATCGATGCCCTGATGGGTGGTAATACTGACCCGGTCATCAATACCCCCTCAAACTCAGTCGAAAAAACGGAAACAGTAACGAAGACCACCAGCGATGTGCAGATGGAAGAGACTCACCCGCAGGAAGGAGAAGCTGGTGACGCGTTACCACCAGGCGAAAGCGCTGATGCAGCTGATCCGCAAACAGATGCCCTGAACCCGGCAGGAGTTCTGGCCGCCGCCGTGCCAGAGCTGGCGAACGCCACGCAGCCGGAAGTTACCACCGAAGAGCCGGAGGAAACCGCCAGCGCACCGGAATACCCGGCGTACTTCGAACCGGGCCGCTATGAAGGTCTGCCGAATAACGTCTACCACGCAGCGAACGGGATTAGCAGCACCCAGGTGAAAGATGCCCGAGTCAGCCTGATGTACTTCAACGCGCGCCATGTCGCCAAGACCATCCCGCGCGAAGGCTCCAAAGTGCTGGATATGGGTAACCTGGTGCATGCGCTGGCGCTGCAGCCGGAAAACCTCGATGAGGAGTTCAGCGTAGAGCCGGTGATCCCGGAAGGGGCATTCACCACCGCGGCGACCCTGCGCACCTTTATCGATGCGCATAACGCCAGCCTGCCAGCGCAGCTGAGCGCTGACGATATCAAAGCGCTGCTGGAAGAGCACAACGCCACCCTGCCCGCACAGTTGCCGCTGGGTGCATCTGTTGATGAAACCTACGCAGCTTATGAGCAGTTGCCAGAGGTTTATCAGCGAATTGAGAACGGCACGAAACATACCGCCACAGCCATGAAAGCCTGCATCAAAGAGTACAACGCCACCCTGCCCGCGCCGGTGAAAACCAGCGGTAGCCGTGATGCGCTCCTCGAGCAGCTGGCGATCATCAACCCTGACCTGGTGGCACAGGAAGCGCAGAAACCGGCACCGCTGAAAGTGTCCGGCACGAAAGCGGAAATGATCCAGGCGGTGAAGTCCGTTAAGCCGGATGCGGTATTCGCTGACGAACTGCTGGATGCGTGGCGCGAGAACCCAGGCGACAAGATTCTTGTTACCCAGCAGCAGATGCAAACGGCGCTGGCCATTCAGAAAGCACTGCACGAGCACCCCACTGCCGGCAAGCTGCTGCTGCACCCTGATCGCGCTGTTGAGACGAGCTATTTCGGTATCGATGAGGAGACCGGGCTGGAAATCCGCGTGCGCCCTGATCTGGAGATCGACATCGAGGCGGTGCGCATAGGTGCCGACCTGAAAACCATCAGCATGTGGAACGTGAAGCAGTCCGGCCTGCGCTCTCGACTGCACCGTGAAATCATCGACCGCGATTATCACCTCAGCGCGGCAATGTACATGAACACCGCGGCGCTGGATCAGTTCTTCTGGATTTTCGTTAACAAAGACGAGGGTTATCACTGGATCGCCATCGTTGAGGCCAGCGAAGAACTGATTGAGCTGGGCATGCTCGAGTATCGCCAGACCATGAATCGCATCGCTAACGCTTTCGACACTGGCGTGTGGCCAGCGCCGATCACCGAAGACTACACCGACGAACTGAACGACTTCGACCTGCGCCGCCTTGAAGCGCTGCGTACTCAGGCATAAGGGGAATGATGATGGAAAACATGAATATCGTAACCGCGGAGCAGCAGGCTCCAAACACTATTTCTGCCAGCAACGCCATCTTCAATGTGCAGGCATTAACCCAGCTGCAGGCCGTTGCCGGTTTAATGGTCCAGGCAGCCGTAACGGTTCCTGAACATCTTCGCGGTAACCCAGCCGACTGCATGGCCATCATCATGCAGGCTATGCAGTGGGGGATGAACCCGTACGCGGTGGCGCAGAAAACGCACCTGGTCAACGGCGTGCTCGGCTACGAGGCGCAGCTGGTGAACGCGGTGATCTCCAGTTCAAACGCCATTGTGGGCCGCTTCCACTATGAGTACGAGGGCGATTGGTCGAAATGCGCCAGCATGCGCGAAGAGATCGTTAAGAAGCCAGCGAAAGGCGGCGGTACGTACGACAAAAAAGAAATGGTACGCGGCTGGACCAGCGCTGACGAGCAAGGCCTGTCTGTTCGTGTGGGGGCTGTCATTCGCGGTGAGAGTGAGATCACCTGGGGCGAACCGGTATTCCTGTCCAGCGTGATTACGCGTAACTCTCCCCTGTGGATTTCGAATCCTAAGCAGCAGATCGCATATCTGGCCCTCAAGTACTGGGCGCGACTGTACTGCCCTGCAGTCGTCCTCGGCGTGTATACCCCGGATGAAGTCGAGCAGCGCACCGAAAAGGAAATTAACCCGACCCCCGCACAGCGTGTGAGCCTGGCCGATATCAAAGGTGACGGCGTAACAACCTCGCACAGCACGCAGGAATCAGCCGCCAACCTCGATGCTATGGCCGATGATTTCAGGGATCGCATTGAAGCCGCGCAGGACGTAGATAACGCCAAAGCAGTTCGGGCCGATATCGAAACTGCCAAGAACACGCTGGGTTCGGCCCTGTACACCGAGCTGAAAAACAAGGCCGTGAAGCGTTATCACCTGGTGGATGCATATAACAGGGTCGAGGCAGCGATCAACTCCCTGCCGCAGCCCGGCGAACCGGATGGTGCCGAGCGCTTCGAAGAAGCTGAACGCGTGCTGGCGTCGGCAAAACGTCACCTGGGCGACGAGTTGCACGATAAGTTCAGCATCACCTTGGCAGATATGAAACCGGAATACGTGGCCTAAGGGAGGCGGGAGGGTTCGCCCTCCCGGTAACGAGATGAGCAAATCACTAAATGCACGCTGTATCCGCCGTTGGGAAGTTGAGTTCAAAGGCCGTTGCGATTCGAAAGTAAGTCCATGGTGGCGCAAGCACCATCTGCGCGGATACATCCGAGAGTGCGGCCTGATTACTGCCGACTGCATGGTTGAGCGCATGGCCGAAGATAACGCGCTTGTTGATTATCAGTGTAACAGAGGCGGATGGTCGCCAGAGTTCTCTGCCTGGTATGACGAACGTCGTGAGCAGTATCGGAAAGAAGCCCAGAGCTACCTCAATGAGGATGCCACCAATGACGAAATCGACGAAGAGATTCAGAACGAGCTGGAGGCCTGGAATGACTGATATCGCCACGTTCACAAAAGAGCAATTAATCGCGGTGTGCCGCGCTGACGTTGCTGAAATGTCGAAGTTTTTAAAGGAGGGTGAATTCAGCAACCCGTCACGTGCGGCCCTGTATTTGCGTATTACGGAGATCGCGCTGGCAGCACTGACGAAAGATTCGGTACTGGAACGCGAGCAGGTTCGCCGTGAACACGCAGAATGGTCACAAGCTACTTTCGGGAGTGTTGGTCCTGTCGGTCCGTTGAAGCATCTGTCAAAGGAGGCGATGGAGGCCGCAGCGGAACCAGACGACCTCAACGAGTGGGCTGACATGCAATTCCTGCTGTGGGACGCACAGCGCCGCGCTGGAATAACTGACGAACAGATTGTTAAGGCGTGCGTGGAGAAGCTGGCAGTAAACAAATCCCGCCAGTGGCCCGAACCAAAAGACGGCGAGCCGCGACTGCACATTAATAATGAAGAGGATTCAGTGACTGCTCGCCGCAGAAGGAATCGTGAATCAAACGCCAGATCTCGTTCCCGAGAAACGCCTGAACAGGCTCAAAAACGAAAGGAAAAAAATCGGGTTCGGATGAGCCTTCGTCGTAAAGGTGGTGCCGCATGAAGCTGATTAACCGCAGCACACAGTCACCGCTGGCGCGTCAGGCCTGCGAAATCGCCCTGGCGGCCCATCAAGAGCGATACGGAAACTACGGGCGCAGCCGGATGAAAGAGACGTACACGGTACGGGTGGAAGGAGTGAAGGTCTGGGTGGAGGTGGTGAACCGCAAGGCAAGTTACGTGGCCACGGCGATGACCGGCATGCGCCGCCTGCGATCTTTGCCCGGGCAGATCGCCTGATATTGAAATATCAATGTTTAACAACCGGCATCTTTATAATGATGTCGGTTACCTGAGGTGAAAGATGGCACAGGTGATTTTTAACGAAGAGTGGGTGGTTGAGGCGAAGCTGTGTGAGAGAACGGGACTCTCAAAGCGGCAGGTAACCTGCTACCGCGCTCATCGCTGGATCGAAGGTATTCATTTTAAGCGTGTAACCCAGACTGAAGGAGATAACAACTCTCCGCGGGCGACACTTTGGTACAACTTCCCAAAGATAAACAGTTTCGTTCAGGAGCAGTGACGTGGCGCCAACGGGTGTTGAAATTCACAATGGCAAGATTCGGATATGGTTCATTTATCGAGGGGTTCGTTGCCGGGAAACGCTTAAAGGCTGGCTGGTGACGAACGCCAACCTCAAAAAAGCAGGCCAGCTCAGAGCGAAGATTACCAGTGATATCCAGATGGGGGTATTCGATTATGGCCTGCAGTTTCCTGGCTCTAAGGCAGCAAAAAAATTCTCAACTACGTTGAGGATTAGTACCTTCCAGGAACTTTGTGATGAATACAGCGGAACCAAAGAGCTGGAAATGTCCTACGCATCAGCGCGGAACATGCATTCCATCATCAAGATTCTGCTGCGGATCGTTGGTAGCGAAACCCTGATTACCGATATTCAACAGATAGATATTCTGAGATACCGGAAGGAGTTGTTGCTGGGGGATGTACGCAATGATGGTGTGCCACATCTGAATAAAACGGGCCGTGCACCGGCTACGGTAAACGAGCAAATCCGCACGCTTTGCGCCATGCTGAAATTTGCCAAACGTAGCCACATTATTACCAACAGCCCTTTTGAAGATATTCCTTCTTTGAAACGGCCGCGGAAAGCACCGGATCCATTCACGATGAAAGAATACGAGCGATTCATTTCGGTGTTACCGGCTTCAGTTGTTAACTTATGGAAACTGGCCTTTTACGCTGGTCTTCGTCATGGGGAGCTGTGCGCACTTGGATGGGATGATGTTGATCTGGTCAATGGAAAAATTCACGTCAGTCGGAATCTGAACAACTATGATCAGTTCGGGCCGCCTAAAACGTCCGCCGGAGAACGCACGATCACATTGCTGGAGCCAGCCCTTGAAGCGTTAAGAGATCAGTTCCATCTGACCGGTGCAGACCAGACGACAGAAATCACATTTAACCATCGCGCTTATGCGAGCACTGATCAGCAGCACGTACGGTTTGTGTTTCGTCCGGTAATGAAATTTGCCGTTCCGAATCCCTATTATTCAAAAAACGCGCTGGGCTATAGCTGGAAGCAGGGACTAAAAAAAGCGGGAATACGCAGCCGTGTGCCTTATCAGTCTCGCCATACTTACGCGTGCTGGTTGTTGTCTGCAGGAGCGATCCCCTCTTTCATCGCCAGCCAGATGGGGCATACTGATGCCAGTATGGTGTATAAGGTTTACTCTAAATGGATGTGTGACAAGGACCGGGATCAGGTGGAGTTTTTAAACAGCAAATTAGGTTAA